GTAGCACCTGTAGCACCCGTAGCACCTGTAGCGCCTGTAGCACCCGTAGCACCTGGAGCACCTGTAGCGCCTGTAGCGCCTGTAGCACCAGTAGCACCCGTAGCGCCTGTAGCGCCTGTAGCACCTGTAGCACCCGTATCACCTGTAGCGCCTGTAGCACCTTGAGGGCCTGTGGCACCTTGTTTCATTGCTGTATCCATACTTGTTCCATCTTGAAAATAAAGTCCTCCTATACCCAATACTGAATTGCCTGACATATCAATATTACTCAAAAATGTCTCCTTGGTATTCAACTGCCCTGAAACCCCATTAATATTTAATTGTTCGCTATTTATTATATTACTGCGTGAAATATTATTTGTAGCTGAATATTGTGTCCCGCCATATTTTCTAAAAGTGGCCATTTGTATTAGTATTAATATATAAGAAGCTAAAAATATTTAAGTTATTCAGCATTAAAATAAATTAAATAAACAAGATTATATACGAATTGTAAATTGTCTTGTATTCATGGGTCGATTTACCGAAAACAACTTTTCCATGTTAGCGTCATTTTCATGAATAGAAGAAGACAAAAGCTGTAAACGATTTTCCAATGGTTCATTTTGAGTAGGAATACCTAACAATTGGTTAATTTCGTTCTTATCAAAATGCTTCTCAATTTCACCCTTCTTTCCGTCTACATTTAAATTGGCATGAACTACTGCTTCTTTTCCATTATAATTGGCATTCCAGTCTATATTTCTCTGCGATGTCTTATCATCTACTCTTGTAATGGTTGTCATGAAACCAGTGTTTTTAATTGATATTCTGTTTTTAAGTTTGTCTTTCTTAGATCTACGATTATGAGATTTATTGGTTCTCATTCGCCGCTTTTTAGACAATGTATTTTTTTTATTAGTTCTTTTTCGTGTTTTTTGTGGCATATATACTAACAGTATAATATTTTCATTTTTGTAATATTTTCGTTTTTAAAATATTATTACAGTTTTATGTATTTTCCTCATTTTTAAAATATTTGCTCTTGATATAATGGAATTACACGTGACCGAAATGAATAATTCACAAAATTATGAACAAATACCAGAAAATATGCCACCTAAAATCAATGTTGTAAAAAGGACTTCTAGGGTTCATTTTGAAGAGCAAACTCTTAACCAACCGCAAAATCAGAATATTAAACCATCTATCTCGGGTGTGAAAGCAAGAATTGTGCGACCAAATGTGCCACCACCTAAACCAAAAGTATCCTATGACGATATTTTGAATAAATTAGGTATGTTTGTGGCCGAAGGGAAATTACATTTGTTAGATGGTCAAGGACAACAACCCAATAGTAAACTTTTAACCAAAAGTCAAAGGCAAGAAACTCCTGTTATACAAGAACCTAATCCTAATCAAAACAGTTATATATACAACAAATATTTCCAAAACAACTATCATGAAACCGAACCACAGCGACCATTAACACCATTGGAATACAGAGATATGCTAATTCGAAATATCATACAAAAACATAAAATGAAACAAATGAAATCTACCAAGTTAATTATGCCTAATTCAAATATAAATTTTGCGCCAGGTCCTACAGCAAATATGAATAAATTATTTGGCTTCTCCGAAAGATAAACAGATAGACAGATGTAATAAATATATTTAGATAATATAAAATGGCAAATAAATTATTAAAAATCAAAGACGAAATAATAAAGGGACTATCTAATTTCAAAATCATATCTCCGGATAGCCCATTAAGAAAACAAATAGAAAGCGCAATAAGACCCAAGGTTAAACTAACAAAAAAGCAAAAACCTAAAATAATTCTTGTTGAAGAATCGTCAAAAGAAGAACAAGCGTTAGCAGAAGTAAAAAAACCAAGAAAACCTAGAACTAAAAAAGTAAAACCAATTGTTGATTTGGTTGAAATAGAGAAGGCAGGATTGAAGGCAAGTAATGAACCAAAAAAAACGCGAAAAAGATCCACTGTGAAAAAAGAATTGATTACTGTTTCTCCAATTACAACTGGACAACATAAATTAGAAGGCATAGGAAATATTCAAGAACCAATTGAAGAAATCATTATTCCAAAATCAAAGACAAAAATCTCTAAGAAAAGAAGTTTAAAGATACCACAACAAAGTCAAGTAATAATGGAGAAAGAAGGTAAAAAATACAACGAAGAGTTCATTGATATTCTTGATAAACTAAGCAATATTATGTTGAAACAAGGCGAACCATTTAGAGCCCGAGCATACCAAAAGGCTCAAGAAACAATTATGTCATATCCTGAAGACATTACGAATCCATCTCAATTGAAAGGGTTGCCTGGAATTGGTGAGACAATTATGGAGAAACTGAATGAATATGTTCAAACTGGGACACTCGCTGTTTTAGAAAGAGAAAAGACAAATCCTATCAATATTCTCACTGATGTCTACGGCATAGGTCCTAAAAAAGCAAAAGAATTAGTAGACAAGGGAATAAAAACAATCGAGGAATTGAGAGCTAGACAAGACGAATTATTTATAGAATTAAATGATATTCAAAAGGTTGGTCTCAAATACTATGAGCAAATTTTGGAGCGCATTCCCAGGTCCGAAATTGAAGAATACAAACAGGTTTTTAATAGTGCGTTTTCAAAAGACCCAAACTCTAAATATGAAATTGTCGGATCTTACAGACGTGGTGCTCAAACATCGGGCGACATTGATGTAATTATTACAAGTAAATCGGGCACTGTTTACAAGAACTTTATAGACGAACTAATAAAGCAAAAAGTCATCATTCGTGTCTTATCACGAGGCTTATCAAAGACACTCGTAATTGCCCAGTTGAATGGAAATAGCATTGCGCGCCGCGTCGACTTCTTATATTCGCCACCCGAAGAATTCCCATTCGCAATCCTGTATTTCACAGGCAGCAAGGCTTTCAATACGGTAATGCGTCAAAAAGCGGTGGACCAAGGTTATACATTGAATGAGCACGGTTTAAGTCTAATGGAAAACAAGGTTAAGGGACAGAAGGTAGAACAACCATTTGAAAATGAGCAGGCAATATTTGACTTTTTGAAGCTGGAATACAAGACGCCAGTTGAGCGGCGAGATGGGCGTGCCGTTATTACTGTAGGTGATAAATCTCAGAATATTGAAAAAATGACACCTACAATGATGAAGGAACAAGTTGCTGATACAACAATATTTCATGAGGCACAAGAAAATGCCCCTACATTAGTGAAGGTAGATAAAACAAAGAAAAAGATTACGCGAAAGAAACCGCCAGTTATATTGGTTGAAGAACAAGTGCCTGTTTTGGAAGCAAAAACAGAGCAAATTAGCCCCGAAATTGTCTCTAATTTGGAGCGTTTTAAGCACGAAGGTATTTCTGTTTTGGAGAAATTGAATGAGAAAATGCTTACTGATATGATAAGATATTCCAATAGTGTGTATTACAATTCTCAAGAAGTTTTAACCGACAATCAATACGATATTATCAAAGAATATATAACCAAGAAATTCCCGTCCAATGTAGCGGTAACCGAAATTGGCGCCGATGTGTTACGAAATAAAGCACAATTGCCTTACGAAATGGCGTCTATGGACAAGATAAAACCCGACACGGGTGCGCTCAGTGAATGGACACAGAAATACAAAGGACCTTACATATTATCGTGTAAACTAGATGGCGTTTCGGGTCTTTATACGACGGAAGGACCACAGCCAAAGTTATATACAAGAGGCAACGGGACAGTCGGTCAAGATATCAGCTATTTGATACCCCATTTAAAGCTGCCAAATACAAAAGGTGTCGCCATTCGCGGGGAGTTTATTATTCCGCGTGCTACATTTGAAGCCAAATACAAGGACAAATTCGCCAATCCTAGAAATATGGTTGCTGGAATTATCAATCACAAAACGATTAACGAGACAATTAAAGATATCCATTTTGTCGCATATGAGACCATTATACCGTCAGGAAAAAAGGTCTCGGAACAAATGGAGTTCCTCGGAACCATTAATGTAGAGCGTGTATTATATAAGATAGAAACCGCATTGACAAATGAATTATTGTCTGAATTGCTTGTCGATTGGAGAAAAAATTATATATACGAAACAGATGGCGTGATTGTTGCCAATGATGCCGCTTATCCAAGAGCGAGTGGAAATCCCGACCACGCATTCGCATTCAAGATGGTTCTATCCGACCAAATGGCCGAAGCCAAGGTCGTTGATGTGATTTGGACACCAAGTAAAGACGGATTGTTGAAACCGCGTGTTCAAATTGAACCAATTCATCTCGGTGGCGTCCAAATCGAGTATGCGACTGGGTTTAATGGCGCATTTATTCTAAATAATAAGGTAGGTATTGGTGCGACCATTGAGCTTATTCGCAGCGGCGATGTAATACCACATATTCGAGCCATTACAGTTCCTGCTCCTGAAGCAAAAATGCCATCAGTGCCTTATGTTTGGAACAAAACACACGTGGATATCATGCTCGAAAACGCAGCGGATGACCCAACTGTGAAAGAGAAGAATATTACTGGTTTCTTTAAGGGATTAGAAGTCGATGGTCTAGGTGCTGGTAATGTTGTCAAAATTATTGGTGCCGGTTACGACACTGTTGGCAAGATTATTAACATGACGGAGCAAGATTTCTTGAAAGTAGATGGATTTCAGAAGAAAATGGCATCAAAGATATACAGTGGCATCAAAGAAAAGATTGAACAGTCACAGCTTTTAACAATTATGTCCGCATCCAATGTATTCGGACACGGTTTCAGTGAAGCTAGATTGACTCTTATTATGGATGCAGAACCGGGTATTTTATTGTCACAAGAATCGAATGCGGCAAAAATACAGAAGCTAACTGATATCAAAGGCATGGCATCTAAAACCGCGTCGGCATTTGTAGAGAAAATCCCTGATTTTATCGCCTTCTTAAAGGAGACTGGACTGGAAGACAAATTACAAGTTTCAAAACCTGTTACTAAAGAACCGGTCGTAGCAAATCATCCATTCAATGGTAAGACAATTGTCGTGACAGGGCTCACAGAAAAGGTCATAGAAGACAAGGTCAAGGCAGTTGGTGCTAAATTTGGTTCCACAGTGTCAAAAAACACCGATATATTGGTAGCTAAATCGGTGACTGAGAGCTCCGGCAAATTGGATAAGGCGCGAGAATTAAATAAGACACTTGCGAAACCGATACAGATTATATCTTTAGAGGAGTTTTATAAGCTATAGCGTAAATACTAGTTTAAAAGAGTTTAATAAAAATAATTAGTGGTTAAGAGACATTATATTTCTTCCGATTTTGGTTCAGTTACAGGGAATAATTTGGACGCAATTGACTCGTGAATATAAAGTTTCTCCATATTATGTGTTTTCGACTCTGTTTCCGATTTTTCACAGAAACGTGTCTTCTTGCTTTGTGCCGCACTTCGATAACGCTCCTGCTCCCACACATTGACAAAATCCGGTGGCGCTGTTACTTCAGATACGACTACTAAATTTGTCTTACTCCACTCTCGCATTAAATCCCAAAACTTCACATTATCAAATACATCGTATTTTTTGGTCGCTCTTCTGTATT